CGTTCCATTGGAATATCATTAGGTTTAGTGGCATCATTATTATTTCTTATTGAACCATCTAAAACATCTAAATATTTATTTGCCGCAAAATTAATATAATCTGTACCACTAGTCATACTTATTGTAGTAAAATCTAATGAAAATAAATGTACACCTTGATTAGACCATTTAGTTAACAATAAATTTAAAGAACGTCTTGCCGTTTTTAAATCATATCCACTTTCAGGATCAGCACCAATTCTTTCATATGCTTCCTGGATAATTTCACCAGTATCTAAATTAAATGCAAATGTACCCGAAGTAGCCATTTAAATCCTCCTAAATTAGTGAACGTGTAATTACCCATAACAGTTGACCTAATACCATTATACCAATTGTATACATAACCTTATTAATAGTATTTATTTTTTCTTCAATATGTTTTAAATGGTTGTCCTTAATTATAGATATACGCTCACTAAGTATTCTTATTTCACTTTTTAGCTCAGTAATCTCTAAATCGTATTTAGATATATCCTGTGCCATTTTAATTCCAATAAACTAAAGCGTTAGAACCAGTGCCTGTTACTGCAACAAATAAATTTGTAGCTACTTTTACGCCACTATGTGGAACAGTAAATGAAGCACTTGTATTTGTTAAAGCAGTTAATCTTGCCACTACTGTACCTGATGCTGCATTAGCATCATACACAATTGCAGTGGCTGTAGCACCTGCTGCCGCAAGACTAAGACCTAAAAACCTTTGTGGATGAGCAGTTGAAGCTTGTCCATCACTGGTAGCACTTGTACCTGTTGCGCCTGTAGCTATATTGGTTACCTTTGCATCTGTTTGAAACATTATAAACTCCTTAAACATGAGCTCCCGAAGGAGCTCATAGATTATCTGTTATTAGTTAGCAGTTAAATTGTTCGCTTGAACGTATTCAACTACAACTCTTGCACTACCTGCTGATGCTGAATTAGCAACTGTAATTCCATAAAGTTCTACATCAGATGTTCCTGTATTAGTCCATACATCTACTGCCGCTGGTCCCATAACTACTGAGAGTGCTGTTGCAGTAACATTTGTATTATCACAAATGTCAGTAGCATCTCCTGAACCATTACCAATAGCAATAGTAGTAGTACTTGAAGATGTAAACAACGATTCAATTATAAGTGTGATACCTATAATTTGACTTTTCGCAGGAATAATAATTCCTAACGCTGTTGCTGTAGTAGTTGCATGAGTCAGCTCTGTATCTGCTGATTGTGACATGACAACTGAACCCACATTCTTAATATCCGTACCAACTGTGGTTCCAGTCGTATTTGAAATTGGACCAGCTTTAATTGGTCCCGAAAAAGTTGTTGTACCCATCTGTCTTACTCCTTATGGTTTCTGTCTGCTTTCACAGTCATTTGGGTTAAAAGGGGGCACCTTTAACAATGCCCCCCTTATTTTTAGCTAGGGTTTGCACCCCAAACGCCACGCCAGTCAGACCAGCCGAAAGAATATCTTTCTCTGGACTTGTAGCGAACGTTTCCAGTTTCGAAGTCACCTTCCATAGAAGTTGCAATTGGAGTTCTGCTAAAGAATTTCATCGCGTTTGGCGAATCAGTTCTTAAGAACCAATTGTTTGTATCACTGAATCTGTGATTTACAAAGTATCCTTCAGGAATCATGCCCTTAGATACGATTGCATTCACATCATTATCAGCAGTACCAACTCTATATGGTGATGCCATTAGTCTTTCTGCCACAAATACTAATTGTCTTGGAATGTGCAATGATTTAGCTTGAAGAGCCACTGGAATGTCTCTGTCATCGGTAAATCCTGCAACTCCAATTAGTGCAGTTTCCAAAGAAGTTTCGGAAAGTTCTGCTTGTGTTGTGAAAGTGTTAACGCCTGAAGAACCACTTTGAAGTGGATGAGCTGTAGTACAAAGTACCACACCATCTCCGCCTACATAACTAGAGTTGAATGCTCTGTTATAGACGGCAGCGCCTTTTGTTTGTCTAGCAGCAGCCATTGATCTGGCTAATGCTTTAGTTAATCTGGTAGATAGCTTGTCATACAAGTTGTCTTCCATTGCTTCCTCAGTAATTGAGAATGCCATAGCGACAGTTTCGTTTGTATATCTTGCTACCCAACCTTCACCAGTATCTTCATAGGATACTGCTGCGCCTTCAAATTTTACAGAAGCTTCTCCAAAACCTGGAAATAATACTTCTTCTTCGAAAGCTCTATTTGATTTTTCTTCCTCAAATAATACCGCAGCTTCATTTTCGTACCTGTTATATTCAGTTCCGAAAATCGCGTGTAAGCCTGGTACCAGTTCTTTAAGGAGTTGTGCTCTTGAAATAGCCATAATTCAATCCTTTCGGTTTACGTAATACCAGTAACACCTGGTGTACCCATGTGATATTGATGTGTGTTAATCCTTACTAGTATGTCCATAGCGGTTCCAGCACTAGTATACCCTAAATCAGCCTGAGCGCTGCCTAAAAAGACAAGCGGGAAAGCTGCTGTGGTATCTTCTGTACTAGAATCTGCTACAAGACCACTTTTGAAGGTAGTGGTTGAGCCTGATGGTGAAGCTACGATTTGTAAGTTATTGCCAACCATAGTAGCGTCTAAAGCTGTTGATGTTTGATCCGCCTGCATTTTAAACAAACAGTTGGGATCGTCATAGACATAAGCCTTGAATTTTGCTTTAGCAACTGTGCTAGCTGCAATAGAACGTACAAACTTTACATCACCTGAGGAATTATCCTGATATTCTGCTCCGTAAAAGACACCTAGAACTGACCCAGGGGAAGCTGCCCCTTGATCAACTATAATATTGCCACTAGACCAACTAACCAAATCGCCTTCAAAAAAAGCTGTAGGTGCGGTTGCGGCAATACGGTATCCATTTCCGTCACAAAAGTTATTTGATCGAATACTTCCACCAGTTGCGTTTTTTACTGGCTCTAATCCATATCCTGCCATAATAATCTCCTTATTGCAAGTTTGTTAATTATACCAAAATATTATAGAGCTGATTAAAAATCTACTCTTCAAACTTTGGCGATTCTCGTCCACTTCCTTTTGTAACTGAAGAAGACGATTCATCTTTCACTGGCATATTAGGGTTTTGATTTCTCATATAGTCCTTGCTATACGCCTGTCCCATTCTTTCTGCTTGATCTTCGTAGTACTTCTTTTTCTCGGCAACAAATTCCTTAGTATTTTTCATAAGGATTAAATCACCCGATCTAATTGTACCAGCGTGCTTGCCAGCAGACAACACATCAGCATGATAGTCTTTTCCCAATTCCTCAGGTTTGACTGGTTCATATCCTTCGCGTAGTCTTTCGTGAACATTTAAATCATCGGGGTTATTCAATAATTCATGTCTAACCCAAATATATTCCATGCCCTTTTGTTTAGCCTTTTCGGGAATATTCAACCTTTGTTGAGGTTCCCAAGACTTTTTTCGAGTTGCCGAAGCCCGAGTGTTACGGCTGGTTCTAGTTGCTTGTGTCATATTAACCTCCCGCCTGTTGGCGTACTTTTTGGCGCGCATAATCTTGTAAGCTTACACCTAATCTATTCGCCATGTCAACTTCAGTCTTAGTTAACTTGACTTGGTTTTTGCCTATAGCGGAGCGCGTTCCGCTTATAACTGTAGGAATCTTTTTAATCCTTGTGTTTTTGAATCGATCAGGAAATTCATCCCGAATCCTTGAATCAAGTTCATTATAATATTCATCGGGACTATTATTGGGAAGAATACTCTCATCAATAAGTTCCTTATGAATTACCATAGCGGCCTGAGTCATGATCCTGTCTTTCGTAGAAGTGCTGCCAAACCATTCATTCCTCTTTTGCCATTCCAAAGCCTTGCGGTCTGGAGCAGCTGAAGTAGGAGCTAACTGTGGTTTAGGTTTTTCCTTACGCCTTTCAGCATCAGATTCTGCTCTCATCTTATACTGACGAGCCACTAAATTTTCCGCCTTTACAGAAGCCAAAGCATCTTGCGCTTTTATCTCAGCATCTATATCGCCAGCTTCTTTAGAAGTTTTCAAAG